CCAATTAATAAAATACCGCAGATAAGTACGTTTATGTATGACCCATCAGGACGTGGCTATAAGTCAGAGTTCTATAGATTCCGTGAGTCTGTTGATAAGGTAGTGGATACGGTTAACTTGTTTAAGCGCGAAGGCCGTGTGCAAGAACTGCATGATTACTTGGATGAAGACAAACTCAAGCTGTATGCCATGAGAGGAATTACTTCTAAAGTAGAACAGCAGCTAGGCAACCTACGTAAATACCGCAACATAATATCGGCTGACCCAGAACTATCGGGTAGTGAAAAGCAAGAAAAGATACAAGAGATTCAAGAGCAAGAGAAGCAGTTATTGCTGGCGTACAACATACCGAAGATAAGGGAAATCTCTGGGATATAAAAAAATCCCCGCAGCTGAGGCGGGGACGAAGCTCTTTTTCCTTGGAGAAATATAGAGTACGCAAAGCATATCATGCCAATCTCCAAACGCGCAAGCCATATCTTCCTTTTTCGACAACCTGTTTACAGACAACCTGCATCCGTAGCCTAGTCGCCTCACCCTTCACATAGTCCGCCACTTCCTTTCTATTTAGGCATGGTATGAAGAATGAGGTTTCTGGCTTAAAGTTTGCCCAATCAATCAAAATTGCTAGGTTCAGCAGGCGGAGCATTTAGCAGTATCTCCTCATCAAAGAATCCTAGTCGGCTAGCATCAAACACCAATGCCTGTACGTTCTGAGAAGTGCTTGCTACAGTACCTGCAAACATACGCTTCTTCTTAACTCCCAAGAATGCTTTACTTTTCACATACGGCTCAAGTGACGCATCGAAACCCATCTGATACTTGCTGCATTCTTCACGATACGCACGGTTGGCTACATACATCATCTTAGTATCTGGCTCATAGCGCACTGACAACTGACCACGTGGCTCACGAATCGGACCGACTTCAATACCTGTGCGGGTATCTGCCTTACCATTAATAACTAAAATCTCATGGAAGTGACGCTGTAAGAATGCCCCTAAGAAATCTTGGCTATCAAACATAGACTCCTTGTTGTTCTTACGTGCTTTCTTAACCATCTCTACAGCCATATCAAACACAGGCTTAGTAGGAATATCGTGCAAACCTAATCGACCTGCAATGATGCCACCTGCTAAATCCATAGCTAGACCTGCAGACCAGAAGCGTTCGTTGTTTGTAATGCCTGCTGCAATGTCTACCTTCTCATTGATCTTGTTAATGAACTCAATGGTCTGAGGTAGGTTAGTCATCACATGCTGAATGAACGGAGTTATGGCATGTCCGTAGTTGTGCTGCAGTCTACCAAAGTGACGCTTAGATTGAATAGCATCCATAGAGTTATCTATAGACAAGTAGCCCTCCAGTATACGCAGTAGTTCCGGCTCAGGGAAAGACTTAATGGAAAGCAGTGCATCTTTAATCAGCTTGTTAGACGTAGATACAACTGGGAGTTTCCATGAAGTATTGTTCACACGTTCTACGTTTGCTTTAGAAGACAAGCGACCCTTACCTTTACCTGACGTAATATCGTAGACCAGATCAGACATAGCCTCCGGCTTCATATTAGTTAACTCGTCAATGGTTGCAGTGATGTTTTGATATACACCGAATCTATTTAGACGGAAGTTGTGCGTATCCTTGTAGCTCATCATCAATGCTTCTGGATTGCCGTAGATACTATTGATAGCATGCAGCAGCGTAGACTTACCCGTACCACCCTCACTACTAATTAAGTTAAGTAAGAACCCACTAAGCGCACCATCTGCAACATACTTCATAAGTGGACCACCAAAGCCCATAAACAGTGCAAATGCACGTAGCTCCATCCCCGGATGACGGTAATGATTGATTGTGTCCTTCCATACTTGGAAATCACCACGTGCACCGAATGCAGGTACTACTGGTAATGTTGTTGCTGATGGCGGACTGTACTCAATAGACTCAGCTCTAATCTCTTTCTCACCAATAATAAAGCCACTGTCATCTGATAGCCATCCGAATTGTTTACGTGCAATCTCTGCCTTACCCATAGCTTGTAGCTCTTCTACCCATCTAGTTGTATACATCATCATTTTCTCCTGTTTTTTACCCAACGCAGCAATACCGTATTCAGCAAGCCTACTAATGAACCTATCTTTTGAAATAACATCTTTGAGTGGTACGATGAATTCTCTAACCCCGTCTTTTGGCAAGTGCAGTCTGAGCATGATGCACTCACCGTCTTCTGGATCGTATAGCCTTTTGGTAACATAAAAATCGTAGGGGAAAATAAGTTCATCTTTGTCATCCGCGATATCCGGATCACCCTTGCGATATACCCCGCCGACATTACCCCTAAAGAATGGGAACGGATATTTGGGAATTTCATAGGTACGTACTTCCTGTGTAACCGGCTCGAGGCTTTCAACAATCTTCGGTTCATCATCCGGCTCGATGACTTCCCTACCAAGCTGAATGGGTGAGCTAATCCGTTGCGTACACCCCACACAACCTTCTGGTGATAACTTTTTAAATGTCTCACAGGTATATGGTCCTTTTGTCTGATTAGCTTTCTTCTCAGTGGTACGTGCATCGTAGTCAGGGTGCTTCTTAGAGATCACATGAATAGCCTTATCAGCATCTACGCAGTGGTGTGCAATAGACAGACCGGCTCTCCACAGTGGCTCTTCGACTATGGGTTGATTCTCGTAGATATATTTAAGCTGTGCGCAACCTTCATCCTCAACCGACTTGAGTAAGATAGTTTTAAACCGAGACTGATAGTTTCCTAGCAGTGCCAGTGTGGTTGGATCGAATACACGCTGAACAGGTTTTGTCCCCGGGATAACGAAATCGTCGGCTATAAACTTGTTTTTGAGTGTCTCTACAGCAACTCGTGTGCCAACCATAATCAGCTTGACCTGCTGCGGATCATCAGGATTCTTAAAGTTTAAAGTCTCCGGTATGCGCAGGATACGCGCTACGTCAGCAGTTACCGCAGGATCAGCATGTAGCCCATTAGATACACACAGTGCCTTTAATCCTTCAGCTAGACCACGCCACTCGTCCTTCGCAACAGGTTGCCCAACCACCCAGTACACGTGTACACCACGACCGGAATTAACCACAGCCGTAGGTTTAGGCAAACCTGTCTTCTTAATGAATTCTTTTAGTGCAGTAACACCTTCAGCCTGATCAGCATAGGGCTTACCGATGCCGCAATCCAAATCAAGGAAGAATGAATTTAAATGTGTTGCATTTGCATTTGTACGTCCAGAGTCATCTCCAAAAGAAGCTAGAGCAAAGTACGCATCGAATCCTTTATGGACAAACGCATCTGCATAACTATCAATATCTTCGACTGAGGTAACAAATATTTGTTTTGGTTTTTGATCTTTCTTCAAGCCAACCACACAGTATGTACCTGTAGGGGGAAGAATTAAAGAAAGAAAGTCTGTCCTCGTTAGCATAACCGCCTTCGTTTTAATATCCGTCTTTTAAGAAAGGTAGGCAGGGATAGTGACGGCAACTACCCTCTTCGGGTGCGCTCCCTAGCCTCCTTAACCGTTACGCTAGAACTTGCCCAGTAACTTTTGTATCGCCTCTAGCACAGCTTCACAATGCGATGGCGGCACATTGGTTGTACCTTTGAACCAGTTGTAGATCGTAGCTCGGGTTACCCCAAAGTGTTCAGCTACTTCCATTGCCGGTATATCGTTCTCAATACAAAGGTTACCGAGCTGGACACCGAGTTTATCAGTGTCCGCCGAATTCACAGTTCTAGCAAAATGGGAAGAGTACCCCTTACTCATCATCCCACTCGTCGAGGATTTTACTTACATCCTTCTTAGGAGCGGGCGCATCTTCTTTTTTGCTAACTCTTTTAACCGGTTCATCTGAATCCGCTTCCGCAGCTTTGACCTTCGCCGCAGTGTTGTTAGCCTTCGTTGATGCGGGAGCTTCATCAAACTCATCAGATTCAGTGTCTTTACCTTCAGCACCTTTAACTCCATCAGCTTGCGCAACGGTCATAGTGATTGCTTTGATAGCCGCAGGTGATTTACCTTGCTCAAGAGCTGAATTAAACTCATCGGTCTCTAAGTAACGCGCAGGCTTAAAAGTTAACTTAGGAGTTGAGCTGCTTGTATCAAAACGCATTTCAGTCACAACGGACGTAATAGGAACGCCTTTGCTTGCAACCATCTTAGCGTAAGTTTGAAGAGGCCATTTGCCGTTCTCGCCTGCACCAAAGATTGAAGTAGATGGCAATGTCAATTGATAAACATCACCGGCAACATCGTTCTCTAATACTACAGCTAGACGTTGTTGGAAGCGACATGCACGTGTATCGCCTTGACCTGAGCCTTTGACGTTTTGTGGGCAGTCCCCACACTTCTTAGACTGTGGGCTGTTAGCTTTTGCATCAGGTAAATCACCGTCAGCAGACCAACAATCAGGAGCGGATACAACACCCTTCTTGTAAGTACCTGCATAAAACATACGGGATACTTTAGGTGCAGCAGCAACGATAACTACATTCATTGAACGGTCTTCATTCTGGGCAACTTCTTTACCGTTGACCATCATGCGCCAAACGCCACCTTCGATAGAGATACGTTTAGAATCGCCACCGCCGCCACCCATCAGGGCTTTAGTTGTGTCATCAAGTTCCAGTGCTTTAAGGTGCGCTGGTAAACCTTTACTGAAGAGAGCTAATTCGCTCATATATTTCTCCTTATTTACGACGGACAACAACCGAATAACGGCTGTCAACATTTAACCCCGGGGGATGCAAGTCAGGGTTTTCTTCAAGGAACGTAGACATATTGGTCTGCGCAACACGCTTCTCAAATAGTTCTAATGCTCCATGTTCTTTTACAAACTCATAGAATGAATACCAATCACTAGTCCAGTACCGCTTCTTCACAGTACGGCTAATTGTTCCAAACGGGGTGCGTATACTATCAGCTCCTACAGACTTGCATGCTTCTAGTAATTCGGTCTCGATTGTTTCTAAGAGTTCTTCTAATTCACGATCTTCTTTTTCAAACTCAGCGGTAAGTTGCCTACGTTTATCACGTATCTTTACATACGTCTTTACCAACTTATCTGTTGGCACTACTTTAGTTTCTTCGCTCATGTTTTTCTCCAAGGGTAGTACAGAACTAATTCTAGTTTCTATATTTTACACTGTCAATCACTTTCTAACAAATTTTTATATAACTCTACAACGCGGGAATGAATATCCACTTTAGCTTCTAGCATTGCATACATACGTTTCTCTACAGGAGAGCCTTGCAAGTGGATGATTGTTACTGGGTTACGTTGTCCTGCTCTATGTGGTCTTGCATTACATTGTAGGTACGTTTCTACAGACATAACGGGTGACCAGTATACGACCACGTTAGCCGCCGTTAGAGTTACACCATGCGACGCTGCTTGTGGTTGAATTATTAATACTCTAGGGTTGTCTTCTGTTTGGAACTTATCAAATATTTCCGTGCGTTTACCTGCTGATACTTCACCACTAATGATGGCTGTTGAATAGCCACTCTTCTTTAACTCTTCGCTAATTATCTGAATGCTATGTCGGTACGGTACAAACACAATAACTTTATGGCTTGCCTCATCTATAACTTCTTTCAGTGCTTCCATGCGGTTAGATGCATCAAACGCAACTGTCTCTCCACTATCCGTATACACCGCACCACATGAAAGCTGGAGTAATTTATTCAAGTTTGCTGCTGCGTTAACTGTCGTGATCTCTTCGCCTGCTGCTACTGCCACCATGTGTTTGCGTAGATGCTCGTAGTACTTCTGTTGCTGTGGTGTAAGCGGTATCTGACGTGTGACATAAGTAATCTCTGGTAAGTCTAAGCATTCCTTTTTAGTAAATCTAATTGCAGGTTGTAGTACGTTATGCACTATGGTCTCAGACTGCGGCTTGGGTACGTATTTAAATGTAGTTACTTTCTGCATCACCATATCTCTGAACGACCCAAAGAATTTAGGTACACCATTCGGGTTAACAATACGTGCTAGACCATACGCATCTGTTGGTGATTGAGAAGCCGGAGTACCCGTCAACATCCATACCCATGTGTTAGGTTTGATAATACTGTTCAGTACTTTCCAACGCTTCGTAGAAACAGTTTTATATGCGTTAGCTTCATCAATAACTATTAGGTCAAAGTCTTCTTCGTTGATAGTATCTTTAACAATATCTAATCCGTCGTAGTTAATGATTACAAACTCAGCATCACTCTGGATAGCTTTGATACGCTTCTCTCTTGAAGAACTATGTGCAATAGCTACGGTACGATGTACTGCGAATCTAAACAAATCATTCTGCCATGCTGACTGCATAATAGATAAAGGACATAAGACTAGTACCCGTCTGATCTGCCCCAAGCTCATCAAGTAATCAGCCGCCCAGATAACACTACCTGTCTTGCCTGTACCTTGTTCGTTAAAACAGAATGCTCTGCGATGTAAAGTTAAGAATGATGCGGTTTCTTTTTGATGGTCAAACGGTCTATATAGCCCCGGCCATTTGTATTGTGCATTGATAGGAGACGGTACATTTTTTATACGTAAGTTCTTCAGCACTTGAGATTCTTCAAGTCCCCATTTGACGAGTACGCTTCCGTCATCTAACACCTTGCTCTTAGGTATAACTTCTGTAATTCTTTGTGGCTCACGTACTTTTAGTAGTAAGGCTTTGTTGTCTATGATCTGCAATTCTTTTCTCCAAGGTAAAGCGGTACAGGCCAAAGTGAGGTTTTCACTTAGCCAATCAAATACAGGGTCAGCAATGTCGATTACATCTCGGAAGGTTCACTGCCCCCTGCTGCCGGTGTTATATGCGCCACCTCCGGCTGGGCTATTCTAATAAGTCTGAGAACTAGGGAAAGGACTCCCATCGCTTTTTATGCAGTGAACAAACACAACATCCTAGCTCTCAGGCTTGTTAGTCCTCGTCTTTCCGAGGTGTCATTACTTACTTCTTCTCACCCTTCTTGTGTCCATTACGTGCACGATTCTTGGAGGGAGCTTCTAAGTAGTATCCGTCTTTGTTCGACCCACCTTTAGCTAATGCTTTTACGTGGGATACATCTTTACCTTCACGACTAACACCTTTTTTATCTAGGGTGCGTCTTGCACGTTGTCTTTCCATTCTATCAGGATGCTCCTTACGTTTCTTTTCCATTTCGTATTCATGCTTGTAAGGTCTAGGTGTCTTCGTATATGGCATTATATTTACTCGCTTCTATCTCGTATAATTTCACCCCTAACGATACAGCCTTGATTAACTTTCTATTAGGGTGATCCTGTTTAAACCATCGCTTTGCTATATAAACTTTAGGTGCGATGTAATTCATTATTGCGACCTTTTTTGTAGGGTCTTGTGCTGTCGTAAAGATCATCACATTATGCATGTACCTTCTAATGATGTTTGCCATTGTGTATGCAATCCGTTACGTGACAAAAGCTCTTACAAGTAAAGTTAGGTTTGGCATTCCATACGTCGTTTTGTATAGCCATTTCAAGCCGCCCTGTCTCACTAATCCACTTCAGCCACGCACCATTTAATGCGCCATCAGCTGTATATTCTACCTTTACAAAGTCTTTTGCAACAACAAAAAGTAGTCCTGCCTTGATCTTTTTTACCTGCGGGAAGTGTTTAAATATTGCTAACGAAAGTAATTCTAGCTGCTTGGTATCTGCATACTTACTGGATTTACTGGTCTTATAGTCCACCAGATATGCCTTCTCTCCATTAATAATAATCAGGTCAGCAATACCATTCCACCACGATTCTTCTGATCTAAATCCGCACGGCTGTAAATTCCTATCTAAACCCATCTCATATTCGCAGTACTTCGTACCTTCAATTGCTACTAGCTTGTCCAGTTGTTCCTGTATAAACCCAAACTTGGCGGGGATAGGAGTGCCGTCTCTTACATAATCTTCAGCAGCCTTGTGTACCGCAGTGCCATATAGCAAATGATCCTGCGGGGGTTCAACTATATCTTTCTTTACACGCATCCTGTAATACTTCTGAGGACACTGACTAAACAAAGATATGCTGCTATAAGACCACGTATATTTAACAGTCACCGTAATTTTTCCCTATACCTGACTCGCAATTTAAGGGCAATCCCTCTGCCCAACTAGGTGTCCAACGCATACACTTTTCTACAAACGCTTGAGCTTCTGCTGCTTCTTCCTCTGGTGCTATACAAGCGACGGCATCATGCACAGTAAGTACGGTTTTGTACCGTTTACCGATCTTAATCATCTGCTCTGCAATGACACAACGTGCTAAGGCTTGGCACAGATTCTCCACTACCTTACCACCGTATATCTTTACCCAACCTTTACGGGTTTTGTATTCATACTGCGTCTTACCTTCGGGGTCAGAAGTCTTACGTAACAAATCGTAGCGTAAACCTATCCCATTAGGCAGGACAAACCCGAACCGTTCAGAATCAAACTTTAACACATTTGGCTTACCTACGGAAGCAGGTTTGTTAGTAATCATTTTTAGAAGAGAGTAATTCGCCTCTGACCATAGTTCAGGTATTTTCGGATACGTCTGCCTGTATACTTGGATGATCCTCTTACATTCTTCGAGCGCGAAATCAACCCCGAACGTCTTGAGCTGGGAGGAAAACTTAGCAGCCCCCATACCATATCCCGCCCCGAGAATCGTCGTCTTACCAACAAACCTCTCTTCTTTAGAAACAGCATCTTCCTCTTTATTGTAGATCGCCGCCGCCATTTTCTTGTAAACGTCTTCACCATTTTTAAATGCCTCCACTAGGTCATCTTGTTCAGCTAGCCACGCTAGAGTTCGCGCTTCAATCTGTGAAGAGTCACAATCGATAATCACATAACCTTTAGGCGCACAGATAGCTTTCTTTAACTTGCCACCATTCTGCCCACGACTAGGTAGGTTTTGTAAATTAATCTTATCGTCACCACCCCAACGTCCAGTATGCGCAGCGTAGTATCTCAGTGGCACAGGCATAGCCCCACGTTTAGCGATATCAATAAACCGTTGTGTACGTGTCTCTTCTAACGTAGTTTTATTCCCTAACCTAGCAGCTACCAATGCTTGCACTCTTACATCTGGATGTGTCTCTAACTCTTTAAACGCTTCATCAGTCTTAGCAAACGCCCATGCTTCCTTACCTGTCTTCGGGCTTACCTTTGTAGGCGGTACTACACCTAACTGCTTTAATAGCTCGGCAAACTTATCATTAGACATTAGGTCATCTTTATCTGCAGCGGCTGCTTCTAATAACTTTTCTTTACGTTCCTTCACATCTTCTAAGTGCTGCTCTAGTAATGGTAGGTCAAGAACTAATGACGGTTCTATAAACATCTTTAACGTAGCATTAATAACCTTCAGCTCTAGCATCGGAAAGTTCTGCATGAAAATATCAAACAGCTCACGGCATAGCTCTACGTCATTACAGCAATACCCTGCATACGCTTCTAGTTCTTCGGGGGTGAAGTCCACTCTGCGTTTTCCGAGTGCGTCGTTAACTTCCGTACCTTTCTTACCAATGTTGTACTTCTCTGCCAAGAACGCGAGACTACCGCCCACATCCACTCCGTGAATTGCACGTGCCATAGACAAAGTGTCCAACCAACCTTTCGGAGTAACGCCAAACAACCAATGAAGAATCGCTCCATCAAATGCAGTGTTGTGTGCAAGAACAAACGAATCTTTCCAGTTATAGAATTTAAAAATTTCTTTAAGCTCTTTGTGAGTACCTGTGTGCCATACCGTTTCATTCTTATCCTCCTTTATACCTACGCCAATGACTTCAAAGCGTTCATCACGCACGTACTCTTCTGTGGTCTGCTTCTTAAACCCCAGTCCTTCATTGTTATAGTACGTTTCGAAATCAACTGTAATTATTTTCATAGTATGTGACCTGTTGGATCATTCATTACGGCTTTCGTTCTACCTTTATCTACTTCATCATTAAGTATTTTTAAAGCCTCGTTAAGCATAGTTGTGGATGTAATTATGCTGTTTGGTTTTGTTCGTGAACGTGGAGGAAACGATGACTGGTTAGGAAACAACTCCATCTGCTCTGGTTCATGAGGATTCAAAAGTTCTTTACATACGTCCTCTTCAAGTTTTTGACGCATCAACGCACCTACCTTAGTTAAGTACGCCTCACGTTCTTCAGGGGTAAACACACTAAATTTATCTATGTCCCCTGCCATAGCCCAAGTCACATATTCCCAACGAGTTTCATTAAACATATTGCCAAAAGTTTGTACAGTGCATCTAAAGTCATCGTTAATAAATTCTTCGGGGTGAGTATCTATCCTCTCTAGTAGTGCTGTAACTGCGTTCGTCATAGCCACCCCTTTAAGCCGTCCTCCACCGCATCAAACTTATTACCTCTCTCTAATACCTTTTCTCGTCTGTCTTCTTTGTTAGCTACAACCTTAAAGAACTTTGCCTGTATCAAATCATTGATAGCCTTGTGTGTAGTAGCAGGTGATGCGCCCTTGTACATTCTAATTAAATCTGTCACACGTACTGACTCTTCTAGCTCCCACCACTCTTCTGCCATAGCTAATAAATTAATCTTATGAAAGTTCAATACATACAGGTCATCCAACATAAGCATTGCGTCGGACAGTTTAGTTATGCTACTCATTGTTTCTCCTTAAACTATAATAAAAAATAAGTTGTTTACCGCTTGAGTCAGGTATCCTGTACCGCTTGTATATATTTCCTTCATCGAGTAACTCTTTGATATACCGCTGCGCACTGCGCACATGTAGCTTCAACCGCTTGGCAATATCAAACGCTGATAGAGCGTACTCTTTTCTTAACATCTCAAGTACATCTAGCTTGCGTCCAGATTTCTTATTGTGTTGCCTCATCGATCTCCTCCAGCATGCGCGTGACATGGGCGATGTTATCTTCGTTAACTATTAATGCGTACCCACCTTGCTTCTCAATACTGGATAAGTTCTTTAGCTGTAATTCGGTTGCCTTGTTATCTCCTGCCTTACATTCAATAGCAAAGAAGTACCCTCTGTAACAACCAATAATATCTGGCACTCCTGACATACCAAACCCATGTGTAGCCGGTGTGAAATGGTATGCCCCTGCCTTAGTTAGTATCGCTTTCACTTTATCCTTAACTTTCTTTTCAGGTGTTGCCGCCATCTTAGTCCTTTAGTAGTTCACGTATTTCTTCGATTGATAAATCAGTCTTGTCGTATATCTTTAAAATAAACTCAGCAGTGGGCGGTCTCACCCCCGCTCTAATCTTACTGATCAATCCTTCGGTTACATCCAATGCGTTTGCTAGTTCTCTACTGTTCTTTAAATTAAACTCCTTGATGATGTAGTCTAGCAATGGATGTGGCGGTATCGGTACGGTTCTCATGGCACTCCTGCCCACATCAAGAACAATAAACAACATACAGCATGCGCTAAGTGCGGCTGCCCAGACTCTTCATCTAAGTACTCACCCTGCCAGTATGCATCTATATGGCGCATCGCTGCATCGTAGTATCGAACCTCCATCTCCGGCACTTTCTTCCAATTATCTGGAGAGTATTTATTAGCACCGTACTCAAGCACCTTTATTACTTCCTCTAGCGTACCTTGTGGGATTAAACTCCAACGTGGTTTGGATGTATCGTACTTAACTCCCTCACTCATCTCTGTCTCCTAAGTATCTATGGATTACCCACATTGCCCCTAAGCAACCCACTGCTGTCCATAACAACGCGCCTGATAACATCAATATAAATTCGTATACGCTCATTTTCCACACACCCTTTTCTTTGCAGAGCCTAAGTCAGATTCAAACCACCATGCTACGCACATCTCGTCTATCTGCTTCTGGCTTTGTTCAACTACTGGTTCTTTCTTTATAAATATGTTTGGCGCAGTATAGAAATCATATGTCAGCTTAAATAGTACCGCTGCCACACAAACACCTATTATGGAAAAAACTACAGCAAACAACCATTCCATATAATCATCTTTAGTCATAATTCTTCTCCTATCTGTGCCTTGCACGTAATGATTTAACTTTTGTTTTTGGTGTCATGCCATTTTTTTCTTTGGCATATGTGTTCATAGCGTATTCAAACGTTCTTCTTTCTTTAGTTATCTTGTATACAGAATTGTTTATATCCTTATGTAGTTCCCTATCTGTACGTTGACAACGCAACCCACTCTTACCTAACCAATTTAAAATCTTAATATCATCGACTGGCTCATGGTCAAATAACTTATCTGCAAGTGGTTTTAATTCTGCCCCAACAAACACCCTTACTCTTAAACCTGTAAACTTTTTGGTGCGTATTAGGTCTGGGTCTGTGATACAAAGATCATATGGTTTTAACCAATACCGTAATTCATCTAACGTGACATCTTTTCTCCACGCACGAATCAGCATTGCGTCATATATTCTTTGTTTCTCCTCCCTAGTCATTCTTCACCCTCTTGTTTAAATCTACGGTCATGTACTAGCGTCTCGAATATTTCCCATAGTTTCTTAAACCTAAACTCGTATACACATGCCAGACTAACCATGTCAGCAGTAGTAGCCCCTTGTTCTTGTAGCATAGGTATGTCTTCGGTTATCTGCCAACACTGAATGATCGCTTGCTCTAAATCGAATTGGTCAGTCATACAGCCTCCCTTTGCTTTAGTCGATTAGCTTCTACAGTCTTGCGACGTTTCTCACTTGCCACCTTACGCATATTCATTATGTGTATCTCTTCTGGTGACAGCCATTCTCTATCTTTTTGTGAAGCAACCCACGCATTCATAATCCAATGCACCACAGGCTGTGTAAGGTCAGGCTCAATACCAAACTCAGTTTCACATGTGCCAATAAATTCTCTGCGTACTGATTCTGAAGTTAGTGTTGCGGTTACCTTTTTCTTTTCTAATTCTTTTGTAAATCGTTGTTCTATTTCATGATCAAGATCGTCAACAGTTCTTACTTTTGTTCCCATACATCCTCCAATAAAAAGAAGCCAGTTCTCTAATAATCTGAATCAAAGTCATCCTCGATAAAGTAACTCGGTATGCGCATCTTGCTACGTATGTCCTCGTTCTTACGTCTAGTATCTACCTTGATCTTCTTCACTGTTGCTGCGTCCTTCTTTGTATACAACCCTTTCTCGTCAGGCTTTGGCTCGACCACCCTGCGCTTCTTATGCACCTCGCCCGATGTTTTGTATGCAGGTGCTAAGTAAGTTTCAAGAGTGAAGTATGCCTCACCACAATCAACACATTTCCTACGTCTTCTATACTGCCCTTCGATTAGTCGGGTCTCGGTTACTGCTGTCTCCCCACCACACTTACAGTTCTTCATTCGCCAGTCCCCATGCATTCATCCTCAAAGAATCTTATGTAGTAGACGTTCTTGCTTTGCCTTCTACCTACCTCAGTTATGCTACGCCCTACATCTAACATCTTTAACAAAGATAGCTTCTCCATCAGTACATCATCTTCATACTCAATACCTCTGGGTATATCTAAGAACTCTATATCACCATACCCATCAAGCTGCGCACGTACTGTCCAGTACACCCTATACTTTAAATCAGGCTCATAGTGCGGAATCTCTCCAACAATATCATCGTAGTACGTAGTTTCCATATCCTACTCCATATTAGTACCAATAGTCTACACTAATTTTGAATCTGATTCCATGCCTTCAAATACCCAGAAAGTATTACTTGTTATCTTGTATCCGATAGGTAGCATAGCCTCTTCATCACCCAACATCTTTAGGAGTGACACACCTTCCTGTAGTAGCGCAGGCATATCCTCAAACTTGTTGTAGTGTTCTAAGAATGTATCGTTGTTGCGCATGGTTACATCAATACCCTTACCTTCTCTGATGTTTACAAAATAACACGTAGGGTCATGCCTAGCTCTTCTTCTATACTCTTCGTACTTAGGCAGCGCACCGGTTACCAACTTCTTAAATGCGTCCGTCTTAAACTCCACTCCAAGAGATATCAAGTGTTTAACTTCTTGAACTAAAGCATCTGCGCCCATATCACTAAACGCTCTATACCCCTCTTCGTAATGTTCCCTACGCCAGATACCTATCTCTCTATCTATAACACCAGAAGCCCCATCTGAAATATCATGCGGTGTAAAAGGTACGATAAGTTTAAGCATGATGTTCAGTAGTTTCTTAGGGTCTTTAGTTTCCTTAGAACGTCTACGCTCACGATCATATGCATGTTTATCTGTCTGATCTTTACGAGAGACAATTCTAAAAACTAATCTACGATTACCATGCCTACCTATCCATGCATAGCGCAGTCCACCTGCCATCTCCCCATCAGGATTGTTAGGGTCAATAAATGCAACACCTGTGTAGTGCGTCCCTGAAGTACCATCAATCGCAGCTTGTACGCCTATCGATGCAAGTGTGTACGGGTATCTACATTTCAATAAAAAATCTGTCACAGGCTTGCGCAGGTTCGGATGTAACTGATCAACTGTGATAGCTGCAAATGGATGTTTCATAGTAATGCTCCTCATTAAAAGTCAAACGCTTTAAGAATGTCGTCTACCTTAGCCTTAACATCCTCACGCTTAATATCATCTTCACGCAAACGATCTGCATCAACACCTGCAATGGTCTGCTCCAACGTCTTACGTGCGTACTCCAACTTAGGATCATTGGTTACATTCAACTTAGTTAGTAAGCCGCACAACTCAACTGCATTGGTTACTAATGAATCACGAAACACCTGCACATGTATCTCAGTACCGTCCTTTAATACACGTGGCGCAGGTAAGTCAGCTAACTTCTCCGACATGTGAGTCAGTGTTGTATGTAGACGCTCCCAAAGTTCTTGTACGGCATCGTTCACACGCTTACTTACATTCTGTTCTGCTTGCGCTTGTAACTCTGCGATGGTCTCGTCATTAGTCTCGATACGAAAATCACTCGCTGTAGCTACAGGCATGAACACATAGTTAAACTTAAACTTGCGCTCGATCTCTGATACATCTGGATAATCTGTACGATTAAACAATGCGCCCAACTGAAACGCTGCTGACGATACAAGCTGCGGGTACTCTACTAATAATTCTTTTACTGCGGTCTCGAACTGCTGCTGAAACATACCCAAGGTAGCCTTGTAGTCAAAGAAGTTCTTCATAGGCAGTAAGCGTGAGCCACCATCTGACCAAGGTAATGTCTGCTCGTAGTGCCACACACGTACTGCACTTGCGATCTTCTGTACTGCATCTAACTTAGCTGCACCTGCTAATAAATGTTTGTGGTAGTTACCACCCTTAGTCTTAGTGCCTTTGCTTACATCGATCTCACTAGATACTTTCTTATCTAGCTTGCGTCCAGTCCACGCACTGATGTTTAAGTCTACGAGTACCGCTGTGTTTTGTATTGACATAATATTCTCCAAGTTAAAAAGTTTTTAGTTACTGTCTGACAGTAAGTTTTAGTTTACGTTTACAAATACTGATCTACCAATCGGTGCAGTGATCCGTCTGTCAGTGATAGCCCAGAGTGTAGGTACTTCCCAACCATTACCCCAACCATCTACTCCACCATCAGTCAACATCACCACACACTGCGGACGCATCTGTTTATCTTTCATGTAGTCCACCACACATTGCGGTGTCGTACCCCCACCACCTACAGGCTTAGTCGATACCAACATACCTGCATAGCTACCCTCGTCATACTTCTCATGACCTGCCACACCACTATCCCAGTACAGTAAGTCGATACCCTCAGGCTGCAGCAACTCACACAGTCGATACACCTCAGACAAAAACGCAGTTAATGTAGTACCCCATATCGAACCTGATGTATCTACTGCAACCACTATGCGTCCGATAGACTCGCTGATCTTAGCCGGAAAGATAAAGTTACTACCCGAACTCATCATGCGTCTATTAGGTTTACGGTATGAAGTTAAGTCATCACCCCTAGTAGTAGCAGTGAAGAACTCAGCTAACTCATCCTCCCATCTAACTTTAGGTTCTAACATCTCACCGATAGCACGTGGTACATCACCCTTCAAACGTCCGGCTAGTAACTTACCCTGCCTTACTGCTTCATCAATGTCTTCGGCAAGTTGTTGTTGTTCCTCGTCCGATAGGGCTTGCGCACCTTCCCAGTCGTGTTCATCGAATGATCCATCACCGCCTTCGCCTTGACCTGATTGCGAGCCATGCGAGCCACTACCATTGCCTTTTCCATTTTGTTTATCCTCCTGTAGTTTACGAAACACTTCGCCTGTATTCATGTTGCGGTACTGCTCATCTAACAAGATACCCTTAGGTAAACGTATCGTCCTGCCCTGCGGATCAATGTCGTAAATGATTAAGTTAATCACGTAGTCCATCGCATGATTGAGTAGCTTCTTATCGATCTTAGCTAGCTCCTGCCATATAGGTATCTGACGTAGACCCTTGTGCAAGTTCTCATGCAGTACCGTACCACGCACCTCAACATCTTCTAAGGACTCGATAAACTTGCGCCCGTAGAACTCATCACGACCATTGGTACACGCTGTTGGTACGTTGTCTACTACCTCAGTCTTACCCATCATCATCACACCTGCCAACCAACACGTAGGCGGATGACTCATCATGAAGACCTTAGCCCTTGTTACTTTTTGTTCTGCTGTGTATGCCATACGTCCCCCTTAAAACATCCACTGATTGTCGAGTGCCCACTTGCGAAAGCCATCACACTTGATAGCGATCTTCTGCTTCATCTCATTGGCTAACGCTGTCTTACCGAACAATGCCTGATACTCAGAGCCGAGACGTTTCATGTAGGTCACATACGCATCGATTGAATCCTCTTTCATCTGAGTAACTAGCATGAGAGCCAACTGCACTTGAGCGATAGCATCACCCTTCTCTGGTACTAACGCTGTCTCAGGCGAATTACGTATTGCTTCTGGTGTAGGCAGACGATCCTTCACAACTAAATACGCTGAGAAATCACGTGCAAACGATTCACCACATGCACCCGCCAATAACGCCATCGTCAACGCAGGATCATTTAACTCATCACGCTTCTTGATAATGTCCGATGCAGTATGCGCACTACGATTACTTACGAATGACTTCGCACCTTTAGTCGGATGGTATGCGTATGGGTTTGACCACTCACTCTTACCGTCATGATCACGATAGCTATCTAATGCCTGCGGAGTCATCTTGAACCATGCCAACAACGTAGGATCAATGTCGTTATCAATTGCCCATGCACCCCAACCATCTTTATCCACTGAGCCATCAGGATTCATACCAACGTGCGGTTTCTGTATCTCCACACGAATTACACGATTACTCGCATGTGCTGCAATGAAGTCACCCACACCATCCGATGCTAGGTTAGTTGTCGCATACACAATCGATCCCTCTGGCAGGTAGTTGTTACCGATTCTGCGTTCTTGCATTAATGTAGTGATCACGTTCATCACAGGTTTAGTGGACTTACCGATCTCATCCAACATCATGATGACAGGTACACCATCAGAGAAATCAAAGTCCTCCAGTGCTACACGTTTGGCTACCTGCGATCCTGCTTCAGTGACCACGATAAACGGGTAAAAGAAATCACCTTGATCTGATAGCAATTGGCAATCAAGATACGCTGTGCGATAGGTAGGGAATATTGAAGCC